CTTATCGAGCTTTCAGCGGATTGTACCGCATAACGCCAGTTCGGACGAGGTCGGTACGGACCACATTGCCATTGAAGGTCGCGGTCAGTGACAGCCTAGTGTCCCCGGCTTGCACGAAGACGCGTTCCCCTATCACGCCTCGTCCGCCATTGACCACGGCTTCCGCGCCAAAGGTCGGGTTACGAAACCCGCATGGCATGGTGAGGGTGTGCTGGACACCAGCACGAAGAATGGAGAGGGCGGTAATTTGCCCAGACAGGGTGAGGTCTAGAAGGTCAGCCAGGCTTGAAGGATTGGTCAAGTCAAAGGTATGGGTTACACCTCGGGTAGTGTTAGCCACCACCATACGGTGTGTGCCCTACCGCTTGTAACGGCGAGGCTCAACGGGCTCCTCCCCATCGGTCTCAGCGACCGAGGGTCGGGCTCTCTCGACCGGGGCTGGTCGCTCCACAGGCATCACCCTCTTCTCTGCCCGCTCACTAAGAACCCGGACGGCGAAACCGGCGGTGTTCCGGCAAAGCTCGATGATGAACGGGTCGATCACGATCCGGGTCTGCCCCTGGAGGAACTTGGTGGACTTGACGGTGCAAGACCGGCCGGTGTTGTAGGTAATCTCCGCTTTCATTGTCACTCCTTGCTATCGGCGGGCTGTGCTAAGCCTACCACTACTGGTGTTTGGGAGTGGCCTCAGGCTTAGGCCGGGACCGCAACGTTCTTGATCACTACGACCATGTCCGTCTCTTCCATGGCGCACCAAACCTTGCCAGTGATGGCAAACTCGTTCACGCCCTTGAAGATGTTCCTGTCCTTCTCGATCCGGATGTCCCGACCGATGCAAACGATCAGGTTCTGCGGGTTGGTGAGGACGATCCGGCCAGCCGTCTTGTAGGTCGCCTTCACGGTTGCGCCCGAGCCGATGGCCGTGCCAGCGAGCCTGGTCCACGTGCCCGCGGTCTCGTTCACGGTGTAGTCCGTGTTCAGAATGTAGGGCGCCGTAGGGATCTTGGCGAGCGTGGTCGGGGTCAGCACCAGGTCATCGATGGGGCCGTAGCTCAGGGCCGTTGCCGTGGTTCCGTCGGTGTTGGCCACGCTGTTTTCGCAATACGGCGGAGTGGAGGACAGCAGGGCGACCGGAACCAGCTCCACACCGAAGCTCGGGATGTTCCCCGTGGCGGCCAGTGCTGAATCCCCGGACTGGGTCGCACGGGTGCTGATCTTCTCCCGGTAGACCTGCTCGTGGTCCGGGCTCATGAGGAACTTCATGGCTGCCCTGTTCTTGCGGAACTTGTTGGGCATGGCGTTGAGTGCCCGGCTGATGAGGCTGGGGGTGATAGGTTCGTTTGCGGCATCGATCACATGCCCGCCCTCGGACAACTTGAGGAAGCCCGGGAACAGGGCCAGGAGCGTGTCCTTGATGCACAGGCTGGACCCGCCCTCGTAGAGGTCAGCCTCGACAGCCGCTGGGCCGAGGGTATTCCCATCCCAGAACATCTCCTCCATGTTGTTGGCGAAGGTCGTCGCCATCATCTTGATAACATGCTCCTCGACCGCGTCGCCTTCGATGTTCTCCTCCTTCACGACATCAGAGATCTCGAACGGCACCATGATCTCCCGGTGCTCGAGGACGAGCCGTGACGTGGACACGCCTCGCCGAACACCCGGGTCGATTGCCTCCTCCTTCGGGACGGCCATGCGGCGACCGACGGAGATCTTGTCAATGTACTTCTGCGACGGCTTGAACCTGATGATCCGGCTCATGTCCTTGATGCCCGTCTCATCGACCACGTAGTCAATGAACTTGTCGGCCTGCTCTGGGAGTAGCAGACCAACGGCGGCCATCGCGTCGGTCGTGATCGTCGCTTTGGCGATCAACTCTCGGTTTGTCATTTCTGTCTCCTTAGCTATATTGGCGGGTTCGGCCGCCTTGTTGATGGTTAGTCAAGGATGCCGGACCATAAGCCCTTCTGTTTCTTCTCCACGACCTTCGGGTCATCATCAGCTCCCGCAGGTCGACCGCCAGCCTCCAACTCATCCACCCGTTTGACGACCTTCCCCACGGAGGCGCCAATCCCATCCAGCTTCTCCAGCATGGCACGCTGGAAGTCTTGATTGGCCTTCGACCCCTTCGCCCGGTCTTGGTCCGATGGGGACAACTCCTTCAAGATGTCAGCCAGCATCTCCACAGCCTTCTTGAACAGGCTGAGCCGCGTCCGCTTCATCTTGGTGCCAACCTTGATCATGACCTCGGGGTCGGCGGACTCGTCGCCCCGCTTCATAAAGACCTCCAGGCGGGACTGCTTCTCCGTCTCCTCCACTGGTGGTTTCTTGCCCTTGCCCTTGCCCTTGCCCTCCTCCTCCTCCGTGTTGCCACCATCGCCCCCGGCCAAACCACTCAGGGCGTTAGCCACGGCACGCAGGACATTGATGACCGGCGGGGGAACGTCGCCATCCGCCTCCGCGTCCTTGAGTTGGTTGATGGCGTTGGTCAACGATCCGATGGCGGCGGTGCAGACAGCCAGGGCATCCTTGGCCGCCTTCTCCGTGGTGTCCTCTTCCTTGTCCTTGTCCTTCCCCTTTCCATCGGAGTCCCCAAGCTTCTCCACGAGGGCGGTCAGAGCCGCCGCGACCTGCCTCACCACGGACAGGACGGAGGAGTCCGGTTTGCCGCCAGCCTCCTTCTCCTTCTTGAGCTTGTTGACCACTGCCATGAGCTTGGCGAGGGCGGCCTTGGCGATACTGACGGTGTCAGATACCGCGCCCTTTTCGATGACCTCGTCCTCCGCATCCACGTCCTCGTCCTCTTCGGCTTCGGCATCCCCGTCATCCGCGCCAACGAGTTCCGCGAGGTCCTCGTCCTTAAGGATACCTACCGCCCCGTCGTCGGACAGCAGGATGTGACCGAACTCCTCCGCCTCTGCCCTTGGGATGGCTGTTCTGGACATCGTCTCCTCCGTGCGAATTACTGCCAGCCCCTCATCCCGTTTGACGATGAGGAAGCGGCGTTTGTTGGCGGGGCGGTCCACGACCGAGACTTCACGAACGTCCAAGTCGGTGAGCTTCGCCTCCGCGGCATTTGGTGTCTTATGTGCCATTTACGTTACCTGGATGAATGGACCTATTCTACGCCAACCCTTTTGGAGATAGCAAACCACACCCCGCCTACGCGGCTACCCTCCGAGCAAAGCCCCCCATAGAAAACCCGGTCAGGTCACCGCGCTTGACAGCTGCCCAGAGTACATCGTCCACGACATGGTACATAAGGAGCCAGCTCCCTTTCTTAACCCTCTGCCCTCCAATGGTCAAGTCGGCCGGTGCTAGGTAGCTTTCGTAGATCTCCAACTTGCTGTTGACGATCTGCCGATGCATGAACCCCCGGTCCTGAAACCGGGCCAGCCATAGATGGGCTGCCCGCTCTATCTCCTCCGGAGCGATGGTGTCACCCTGGGTGTCCACGCTGTTAGGCTCAAGGACCACTCCGAGGACTAGCCTACGATCCTCGTCTGCCTTGTCCACCGGGAGTAGCTTCGCATGCATCACCGGGTTGAAGAGGTCACCATCCGACTTCTCCACCCCAGGCTTCAACTTCCCAACCACGGCCTTGACGCCATCGGCGATGTCGATGGTACGGAAAGACCCAGGCTGGAAGTCCTCCGGGTCCCGCTGCCGAACCCTCCAGCTTTGCGTGGTCTCATCCACCCCGGGCTTGGTGATCTCGACCTCGTCGCCCTTCAGGACGGTGAACCCGTGGTCCTTGATCCACTTGGTAACCTCCGCCTGGGTCTTGAACTTGTCCTTACTGAGGATGAGGGACTGGATGACCATCTGTTTCTCGACCAGCCCCAGTGTCTCCAACTCCTCTGCCACCAGCCCCAGCTCCGCGGCCAGCTCCCGGGTTGAAACCGCCAGCAGGTCCACCTCTTCTAGTGCGTGGGTCAGCCCCCTCTTGGCCATCTCTTGCACGATGAAGAGGTGGGCCTCCCGTAGGCCAGCTGCCTCCAGGGGCGCGAGGTGTATCTCCTCATGCAGGAGCAACAGGCTGGGGTCCGGCATCTTGGAGATGCGGGTAGGGGACACGTCGGACACCTTCATCCGAGCCTGGGCACACACCTCTTCCATCTCCTCCAGCTCCAGCCACTCGCCCCAGGCATCACTCAAAGCGATAGGGACCTGGACGATCAATGGGCGGGAGGGATAGAGGTCATCATCCTCATCCGACTTCTTGATGGACATCGCCACCAAGTGGTCGTGGCCCTTCTTGTGTTCGCGCTGGTAGTATTCCCAGAGGACCTCATGGAACTTCCGCATTTCCCGGATGTTGAACCGTCGACGGTCCACCTCTACGTCAAGGTTCAGCTTCCACTTGGACGCCAGCACCTTGACCTCTGGCGGGGTTGGGCGGCCTCGCCCAACCGGGAACCCACTACAGCGGGGCGGTCCGCCTTCATGCTTCGGTGCCCTGCACAAGATAACCCGCCCGTAGCCCGCCGCGATGAAGACGGACGCGGCATCAAAACTGTCCACGGCGTCGAGGTACGGGAGGAACTTGCGGATCGCGCTCCCCACCCCTAGGAGGTGGATGCGGTTGACTGGCGCCTTCATCGCGTGGGCGCGCCTCTCATGGATCCGCTTCGCCACAGCAAGCCACTGAGCCGTGGTCTGGAAGTGGGAGGCGTATCCCTCGGGCATTTTCTTCTGGACCTCTTCATTCTTAGCCCACTGGCCCATGGGGGTCCTATCCCCGATCAAGAACCCAGCCCAGCATAGCCGCCCTCCCTTGGTATACCAGGGCATGATCTGAGGCGCGACCTTGAACCACATGTGGTCCACAGCCAACGGGCTCAGCCCGGCCGACCGCATTTCCGCGTACGCCTTGATCGTGTTCTCCCTCTTCAATGGGTCGTCCAACACTATGTATTCGTGGGCGAGGTGCTTGTTCTCCTTGAGCCACACCATGTATTCCTTGAGCACCACGGTCCCGGGGTGCTGGATGTTGGAATGGGCGCCAGAATCAATGAGGAGCTTGACCCCTTTCTTGGCCGCCACCTTCATCCCCTCCAAGTAGCCCTTTGCACGGCGGGCGTAGGCGTAGGAGACGAGGATGTCCTTCACCCCCTCCTCCAGCAGGAGGTGGATGCGATCTGGGTTGTTGGCGACTTGGTAGCACCGAAACATGGGTCACCCTTTGCAGAGGTCAACGATGTTGGACAGACTCCCACGGTACTTCTCGGCGTAGCCCGCGACCGGGAACGGGTGTGCCATCGCCCGCCCGATCAATGCCTGTTGCATTTCCATGCATCGGAAGAGGCAACGGGAGTCGCCATCCACAAGCTCGGGGTGGCTACCTAGGTCAGGGATGACCGGGATGGTATCCAAGGCCATGGCCTCCAGAACACAATAGCCGAAGTTCTCTTCTATCGTGTTGCCTGTCATGACCCGACTCCCGGCCAGCAGTCCCAGGTACTCCGCCTTCGAGATAGCCTCACGAACAACGACCACCCCCCTATCCTGCAACGCCAAGGCCCTTTCACGCAAGGCGCCACGTCCCCAGGTCTTGCGGCTCGTGGTCACCATCAACTCCCACGTGGGGTGGGCGAGGTGCAGGCGCTCGAACAGGTCCAGCGTCAACCCCGGGCGTTTCTCAGGGTCCGGCCGGTTGGTGTGAATGACACGGGCCCTGGACGTCCCCAGAGGTCCCACAAGCGCCTTCACCTCAGATAGGTCATAGGGGTTGCCGGTCACCTGTATCTTGGATTCAAGGACCCCACGCTTGGTCACAAGTGCCTTCTTGTGGTAATCGCTGCCTACACACAGGACATCGAAGACCGCTCCCCAGGCGCATTCGTAGTGGCTGGCAAACGGGGCGCACGGTTCCATGAAGTCCTCTACCGTGTAGCTTCCCGCATGCACGAAGCCGACCATCCGTACGTTCACCTTGTTGAGCACGGCGAGGTAACGGATACTCTCGATCCCCCAGAACTCCACGTCGGCAACGAGGAAGACGTCCCCGTCCTTCACCTGCTTGCCGTGAAAGAGGCGGGCCACCCGTTTGAGTTGCTCTGCCTTGTAGTGAAGCGTGGAGTTGACGTCCAGGAACGTGCCTACCTGCACCTCGTCCACAAGAGGCTCTCCATCGATAACCTGGTAGGCGAGGCCCTGCCGCTGGAACTCGGCAGGGAACCACCTGTACCACTGCTCCGTGTAGCGTTCATCCAACGGCTCGATCGGGAGGTAGTAGATCACGCGATCCTCCTCAACCCCCAACCCACGGACACCGAACGGTCTCCCCAGTCCACCTCAAACCAGCGGTCAGGGAATAGGTTCGCTGCGGCGAACAGGCGCAACCACGCGGGCGCGGTCAGCAGGGAGACGTGGGTAGGGTCATCGTATTTGGTGGGGTCGTCGGTACGAGGCACGGTCACGATGGAGCGCGGTGCAGCGGCCATCCTCTCAACGGCGCCCGCAGGGTTGCTGAGGTGCTCCAGAACCTCAAGGGCAAGGACGAGGTCGTATCCACTCATGTCCACGGCCATTGCGTCCGCGCAGAAGGCTTCCAGCCCCTTAGCTGTGCAGACCGACACGGCGTGGGCACTGATGTCCACACCCGTGTATTTGGCAGCGACCCTCACCACAACCTCGCCTACAACGCCAATCCCGCACCCGACGTCCAAAACGGACAGCCCCGCACAGGCAGAGGACAGGACGTCCTTGAGGGTGTCTGGGACTGACCACTGGACGCGGTCGTAGTAGGCGGAATCAAAGTCTACTCCGCTAGGCATCCGTTTTCTCCGTCTTCTGATACGGCCACCCGAACCAAGCGGTCGTCAAAGGCGACCTCCATCCTCCGCTTGAGTTCCCGGGCGAACGCCTCGCACGACATACCGTCTTCCTTCCACATGGTGTGGAGGATGTCATCCAGCGCAGCCTTCACCACCCCTCGGAGGATGAAATACTCCAGCTCCCGATCGCCCTCCATCTGTTGGACGTCCGTTCGCACGTGGAACACATGTCGGTGGAGGTGGCGAAGGAACTCGACCATGACCGGGGCAGCCCGCCATCGGTGCTTGCCCTCGAAGGTCAGGAGGACGCTAGCCCAGATCACCTCGTCAAAGGACTGGATGGAACGGAACCTCCACCACTTCTCCAGGAGGGGTTCGCCAGGGTAGCACCTCTCCAACATCGCCTTCTTCCCCTGCCAGTCCGGCTCCTCCTCAAGCCAAGGCGTGTTCATCTCCACACTGTAGAACCGCTTGGACCCAGGGAGGGCAAGCCCCACCCTGTTCACCTTGCGGTGCATAGGGTGCCAGTCAAAGGAGCTGGGGATGTAGACCACGTCGGAGGCACGGATACCAGCGGCCTCTACCGTAGACCACCTGGCATACCGAGGGTCCCCGGCGATGCATGCCTCGCGGTGGTCGGTGGTGAAATAGTAGATCTGGTCGATGGAACCCAGGACGGAGTAGCAGCCGATCACCTCGTCATCCAGGTGGGGTGCCAAGACGATGTTCATGGTTATAGCCCCAAGAGGCGCATGGCCTCGTCCTTACCGCGATGGTCTTCCAGCCAGTCGCCTAGCATGGCGCTGGTTCGCATGACGGCGTGTTGCTGGTTGACGCCCCTGGCCACCATGCAGAGGTGCGTCCCCTCCACGATGACCGCGACGGCCCTGGGGTGAGCCGCCTGTTCAATGGCTTCAGCGATCTCCCGGGTCATCCGCTCTTGGATCTGCAACCGCCTCGCCACGTTGTTCACGATGCGGGCGAGCTTGGAGACGCCCAGCACCTTCCCCGCCCTGTCCCCATTGATAGCTGGCAGGTAGGCTACGTGGCACCTCCCAAAGAATGGGAGCATGTGGTGCTCACAAGCGGAGAAGTAGTCTATGTCCTTGACCGCCACGATGGCGTCGTAGGACTCCTCGAACACCCGGACGAATTCCTCGGTCTTGTGCTCGTACCCGGAGAACAACACCCCCCAGGACTTGACCACACGATGCGGCGTGTCCAACAGACCCGGGCGGGCAGGGTCGTCGCCGATGATAGCTATCAGCTCCCTAACCAGAGCCTCCGCACGTATCCGATGCTCAGGGTTCATTGCAACTCCTCACCAGCCCAAGCTGGGCAAGCTGTGCCATAGCAACCAGGTCAGACTGTCGCCGCTCACAGATATCCCCGACCGTCCTGCGACCGTCGCAGCCAGCCAGCATCTCCTCCCAGATACCAGCGGCACCGTGGTAGATGTCGAACCAGCGCAGGTCCTCTACGGACCCCCCGGTCTGAACTGGGACATCCTCCAAGAAGGAGTGAGGAACGTAGCCCGGCCACAGGCGGGTCGGCCTGTCCTCTAGGAACACCCCTTTCCTTGGAGCGGACTCGAACCAAGGCGTGCCGTGGTACGGCACATAGAACTGTCCGAGCCCGCCGTGGGAGCTGTTCCCCACCAGCCGGGGCATCAGTTGGTCAAAGTCATAGCCGTGCCGCTGAAGGAACTGACCAGTCTTGAAGCGACTGGTCAACGTCTCCTTGGGGAAGAAGGTCACGGTCAGCCAGAACACGCGGATGGACCTCGCGGCAAGAATGGCCCGTAGGTCTTGGCGCTTGTCCAAGACGCTAGGGTCAGCCGTCTCCACTCCAACCTCGTTGAGGACGTTGCCGGACTCGACCAGCGTGTCCTCTCCGTACTTTTCGATGGCTGCGGCCAAGGACACGCTGGTGGCTAGAGCGATCCACTTCACACCGCTGCCCTCCAGCATAGCCAAGATGGTGTCCAGCTCGGGGTGCAGGTAGAAGTCCTCATCATAGAAGTGGAGGTTGACGCCGGACTCCGCAGCCCATCGGATAGTGTCCTCCGCTTGCCTGACGGAGGAGAAGGCCCGAGGGAAGGACACGTAACCAACGTAGCAATAGGGGCACCGACGATCACAACCCACGCTGAAAAAGGCGGGGCACCAAGGCTGGCCGTTATCGAAGGACCGCAGGTGACCGTCATAGTCGTCCGCGTGCCGTCTGGCCATAGACAAGTTGATCCGCCGGTACTCAAAGGCCCCCTCCGCTAAGTCCAGCTGATAGTCCCCAGCGTCCGCTAGGGGACCGACGCCGTGCTCCCTAAGCAGTGGGTCAAGCCCCATAAAGCGGACGTCGTAGGACCTTGTGCGCTCCCTGTGGATCTGGCGGACCAGGTCCAGCTGCGGGTAGGACGACAAGTCAACCACGTACCGAGCTTGAGGTCCGTGCTCCGCGAATATCGCGTCCACAGCAAAGAGGTCCGCGTCCTCGTATAAGTAGGACTCCCGCCCATTGAACGTGGCGGAGGCATGCAGCCACGAGGGCTGATACCAGACCCCAGCCTGGACGCGGTCCCATGAGACAGGCTGGATGATGACCAGCGGCCTCACCTGATCCGCACTAGCTTGTGAAGTTGGACGGACAGTCTCCATCGTGGGTTCTCCAAACACAACTGGATGCAGTGTCGCAGGTTCGCCTCTGGGAGGGTAGCCCCCTCAAAAGCAGGGCTTAGCAAGTGGACGCCCGCCTTCACGTCAACAGCAGGGATCGCATCCCCAGCCCGTAGCACCACCTTGACCTCGTCTGCCCCGGGCACGACAACAGGAGCACCCGGCTTCGGTGACACGGTGATCCAGTCTGGGGCGAAGTTCAGTGGTATCGTTCCATTGGTCTCTATCGCCAGCCGGTGAGAGATCCTCAACGCAACGGACAGGTCAGCATCCATGAACAGGGCTGGTTCACCTCCTGTCAACACGATCCACGAATGTGCTGGAACCCTCGCCGACTTTCCAGCTGTCCGAGTTACAAGGCTAACTACCTCCGGCAGTGACAATGCATCGCCACCACTGAAGTCGGTGTCACAATCCCACCCTACCGTCTCCTTCTTGCAGTTCAAGTTGCATCCCGCAAAGCGGAGGAACACAGCTACCGTGCCAGCCCGCACCCCCTCCCCCTGCAAGGAGAGAAAGCATTCCTTTATTGGGTATCGCTTGGTCATGGACGGTACGTGACGGAGCAGCCAGGCGTCTCCTCGACCTCAATTGCTGCCAGCAGCTCCAGCGGGTAACGCAACTGGCGATCAGGCTCAGTCCAAGACAACACGGGCAACAACCTGTCGTAAATCCACTTGGCGATATTCTCCGAGGTGGGGTTCTCCAGTCCAGGCACGTCGTTCAATGCGCGGTGATCAAGAAGGGTGCCTACCGTCTCATTGACCACACGCCACAGGTCATAGAAGTCTATCACCATCCCCGTGGATGGCCCACGCCCCACCAGCGCAGGGCTCTCCAGCATGATCCAGACCTTCCAATTATGGCCATGCAAGCGGCTACACTTGCCATCGTGGTTAGGCAAGTAGTGGGCGGCCTCAAAGCTGAAGGCTCGTTTCAGGGTCCACATTCGCTTCCTCACTTTCGCTCGTAGGATGCTCAAAGTCTGAGCATCCTAGTCCAGGATGACCACTTCTGTTCGGCACAACGGGTGGAATGGGGGCAGGATCGTGTTCATCCCCTCCAGCGCGGTTGTGGCAGCCCGGCTACCCGGCTGGGTCCCTGCTAGTTCATCAGCCACAGTGTCTGCCGTTGGCCACGGGGCCTCCTCTCTGACCTCGTCTGGAGACGCGGCTCCAACGATCTTGGACATCCTAGCCATGCCCGCGTTGACCGTGAATACCTGCCCATTCATCTGTTGGCAAAGGGTCCCTGTCCTTTCATCGTTCGGGTTGACCAATTGAACCCTCCGCACCCCGGCATCGTTGTAGCCTGTCATCTTGCCGAAGATGCGGGACTGGTGTCCTGCGACGGACGAGACCTGCTGGAAGTAGAAGTCCGGGTTGCCTGCGTACCGCGCTGGCACGGACGGAGCAAAGGGCGAGGCCGCCTGCCCTGGCACAAGCCCAAACTCCTGCCGCAGCGCCTTGTGGAGAACCGGGCCAGCCTCCCGGTGACTAAGCCCCTGCTCTAACAACACGTCCCGGCTCACCGCAGACACGCGGGTGGACAGCTGTTCACTGTAGAAGCTGTCCACCCAGAACATCTGCTGGTTGCCAGAGGCTGCAATGGCCAGCTGGTCAGGCTCACCAAACATGAACCTGCCCCGCGCCGCAGTGACCGCGTCCTGCTTGCTGACCCTGTAGATGGACCGCAGGTTGCCTTCTACCACCTGCTGTTGTTGGGGCGTGAGCGGCGTGGACAGCTGGATCCCTAGCCCCCGAAGGAAGGCGCTGATGGCCGCCCCGGTGAATGGCCCGGCGGCTAGCCGCCCGATGCCGGTCTGCAAGCCGGATGCTGCGCCTGCCTTCCATGCCTGTGAGATGGACGCCCCCATCTTCCGCTCTATCGCCATGGCAAGGCGGCGGGCGTTGACCTTGGTCACCCGGCATAGAAGCCCATCGGTAGCCTCTCGAAGGTCTGCCAGCGCCTCAACAGGGAGGAGGGATAGGTCTAGAAGATGCCGCGCCACAGCCCTCCGTCCCGCTTCGTGGTCTCCCCCTTGCCCTGCTCCTCCTCTTCCTTTGTTGCCTTCGGCTTGACCGGGACGAACTTCTGCTGGACCTCTTCCATGCCATCCAACAAGACACTGCCGGTCTCGTCCCGCTTCATCTCCATCCTGAACATCTTCCCGTCCTCGAAGTCCCTCACCACGATGTGGTCCTTGAAGATGCCCATTAGGCCGAGGCTTCGATTGGTCTTGCCCTTGTTCTGAGTGATGGCAGCCATGACCTTCTTGGCGAGGTCCATCAGCTCCTCCCCTTCGACCAGGTCCACCTTGCTAACTTGAACATATCCTTCCATGTGGTTCTCCTATTCGGTAAGGAAGAAGCGGTCATCCAGCTCCTTCTCGATCCTCCGGCGAAGGTCTAGCATCCCATCGATCACGCGGCGAGCCGTGTCTCCACTGGGCGCCCCGCCACCCGACCCAAGCCCTGACTGTGCTTGAGCGAAGGTGACCGAGAATGGCACGTCCAGCGGCACCCCCTGCGGCATAGGCCCGATGTCCTCGCCGAACACGTCTCGGATGATGCGGTCTGCTCGCCTTGGAGTCATGCCTCCGGATCGCTCTGCCATGCCCATCAGGGTGATCAATTGGATGTCGTCGGTGACGTTCGGGTTATTCAGCTTGAAGGTGTGGAAGCGGGCGCCCCACCGCGCGAGGACGAACCGGTTGACCGCGAACGTGTCCTTGTTGCGCTCAGGGGCGAAGACCTGCTCATCCGCGACCGCACGGCTCGTGTCAGCTGTGGCTCTGGTATAGTCCTCTGTCCTGCCAACAAAGATGGGCGGTAGGCGGAAGGACTGCCTGACCTTCTCCCGGTTGTTGCCATCGTACTTCTGGAACAGTTGGTCGTCCTTTTGGTACTGAGCCAGCGGCATGACGCGGATGCGAAAGCTCTGCGGGTTAGGCGTGCCGTCCTCCACCGTCTCGCCCTCCATCAGCAGGAACCGGGAATAGTTCATACCCTTCTGCACCTGCTCCTCAGTCCACTTCTGTAGACGGTCGATGGAAGCCTCGGTCAATGCGCCGTTCTCCACGATCACGAACATGGAGGGGATAGCATTGTTGGTAAGGGTGTTGAAGTTGATCTCCTCGGCACGTCGGCTGCCTCGGATAGAGAAGAGGTTGCCTATCCACCCCGTGACCCCGTAGGCGGACAGCGGGTTGTAGCCCTTGAAATGAAGGAGCGAGGTTGCCCTACGCTGGGTAGGTATGATGTCCGCGAACTCCCCCGTCCATTTGTCCATCGGTCTGGGGTCCCCGGCCTCCTTGAACCACATCACCTTCCCTGTGCCAGACACCATGGCGAAACGCCTGAACCGATGCCACATCGGGACGTCCGCCAGCTCAAAGTTCTGGGCTGGCTGGACCAGCTTCATCTTGACCTTCACTGGCCGTGGCATCTTCTCGGTCAGACGAACGGCGTGCCCCACCACGTGGTTGAGGCCGACCAGCTCCCCCGTGGCGTCCTCGATCATTTCAACGTAGCCATTGCCGCAAGAATGCTGGTCGTCCTTAACCTTCTCCAAGATCATGTCCAGAGACTCGGTCGGGTGAACAGCCTCTAGCTTGGCTTGCAACACAAGGCGCTCCGCTTCAATATCGACCGACAGATCGGAGCGGACCCCCTCAGCCATCGGGCGCTCGCGGATAGTCCAACCAAAGCCCACGGTGTTAACGACCATCGCCCGGATGCACTGACCAAGTTCCGTGTTGTTCTCCCGCTGTGAGCTAAGCCACTGCAACGGGTATGGCGGATCGATCAGGCGCAGCTGGCCGAGGGACACCTTGGCGAACGGGTCCTGCTGGTCGGCGTTGGATGTGGCGGCGTCTGGAGAATCGCTCTCGGCCTCCGCCTTCCGGATCGCAGCCGGGGACGGGCCGATTGGTACGGCGCGAAGGCGTACCTCGCGACGGACGCCGCCTTTGTCGATAGCGTCGAGAACAATGCTTGAGGCAGAGGGTGTCTTCAAGGCCACCTCCGAGGGCGGAGGCGCCCCGCCCCAACTTCGGGTTACGAACGCCCCGGCTAACCCTTGGTCGTCTTCAGGGTCGCAGAGCCGAGGGCGTTCAGGTCCGTCCTGACCTCGTTGGCTATCGCCCGCGCCTCGGCGAGGTCAGCCTTCACCTCATTGGCCAGGGTGCGAAGCGTACCCCCGACGGTCTGGAGTTCCGCCACGGCCGTCACATTGATGTTGTACTTCGCCTTGAGGTCGTTGGCCATGGTGCGAACGGTCCCCTCCAACGTCACCAGCTCGGCGATGGCGGTCACGGCCACGTTGTACTTCGCCTTGAGGTCGTTGATCAGGGTCGTCCCAGCCCCGCCCCACTTTTTCATGTAGGACGGATCCTGTGTGCACGCGACCACGGCATCCGCCGTCCGGCTCGCGTGGCAGAGGGCCAGCTTGCACCAACGGGCGTGCGTCACGCTGGCGTCGATTGCAGCGTCATTCGGGATGACCTCGGCCCCGAGAGCGGCTGCCGTCCCCAGGACCACGTGCATCGCCACCACGCCCGCGCCGTTCTCCTTGATCACGATCCAGGCGTACATGGCCTGGCCGATGTCCATGCGCTTTGCGCCAGTACTGACCTTGTAGTCAACCTGGGCCGCCCAGTACATGCCGACCGCGTTAGCGAAGGCATACCCGGCAGCGATGTTCGCGTTCCACTCAATGACCGCCCCAGGGTCGACTGCCTGGGTGCTCGGTGTGGTCGGGGCCCCAATGATCAGGCCATCGGCCACGCCGTAGGTCTCACCCACGTCGACCACGACCGTCGGAGCAGGCCCCGGTGCAGCCACCGCCGCGATGTCCGTGGTTGTCACTGCTGTTGGGCCAGGCGCCGCCAGAGCGACAATGTCAGCGGCAGCGGTAGCAGAAACCGCCCCGGCCGCAATGGATGCCCCAGCCTTCACCGATGCCAGGTCGTCGGCAACATCGCGGAGGTCATCCGCCAGATCACCGGTGGCCACGCCAGCGCCACCGGAGAACTTGTCTTTGGTAATTCGTGTCATGGTCCACCTCTCGTGGGGCTCAGCCCCACGCCTCCCACATGAGCATCTCGGTTGTGGTGTCATTGATGTGGGCAAGGATCGGGATCTTGAGACCCGAGTTGCCGTTGGCATCGGTGTGCACCTCGGGCGCGCTGGTGATCACGGAGAGGTCACCTGCCGCCACGCGGAAGAGGTTCGTCCCGACTGGGAGAGCCTCGCTCCCTTCGACCTGACAGGAGTTCGTCAGGTTCGTGATCCGGAATGCCCTCGGCTTGAAACCGACGTTGTGGACGTAAAGGATGGCGCCTGTCGCCTGGACTTGCCCCGCCGCGTAGCGGGCTCCAACTGTGCTGGACATGTCGTTGTCTCCTCTTCTCTAGTTGTTGCCCTAGCATTGGGCAGATCGTGACCTACTATACACTGCCATCAAACGTCAAAGCAATCCCGGCTCCTTCTCCCGCCGCTTCCTCACCCCGCGCAATGCCATGCCCACTGCAATGTCGAAAGCATCGAACAGGTCCTTAGGCCCGTGAGGGAAGGCCACCATCCGCCGCAGGAATTTGGTGTGGTTGCGGTGAATGAAGAATGGCCCACCCTCCCCCGCCACTGTAGCAAGTTGCTGGGCGCGCGCCACCTTATCCTTCAGCGTCCAGCGTGGGACCACGGGTACATCCGGGAACCAGTGCTGGACCATCTGAGCTAAGACCACCTGGTAGGCGTTGGCCTCGATGCCGATGCGAACCGTCTGGGGGTGCTTACGGAACTTCAGGTTGATGAGATGGACCTGCTTCGGGAATGGCAGCCTCGTCTCTACAAAGTCCAAGAGGAAGACCCGTCTCGTCTTCTTGCAACAGGCGATAGAAACGTGGGCAAAGAAGTCATTCCTTGACTTCTGCCCGGCCGCGAGGTCAACGCCCTGCCACTTGAACACCTCGGCTGGTAGGTATTCGTAGAAACGAAAGTGGTCCTCGCTGAAGATGCCACCAAAGTTCACGCCACTCCGACACATCCACTGAAGCTCGAAGGCAGACAGCGACCCGCGCCGGATGCGGTGCATCCTCTCGGTGGGGAAGACCTCCTCCCAGATCGAATGGTCGGTTTCCTCATCCAGGATGCCCAGCCTGTACGTCTGACCCTTGAAGTCTTCCTTTCCAAGCCAGCCATAGAGGTCCTCCTCATGCCACCGCGTGCCGATGATCCACTGGCGACCCTTCGGCTCTAGGGCAGGGAGGAGGGTCTTGTAATAGAAGTTTTTGACCTTCTCCCGCTGACCCTCGGTGAGGCTATTCTCATCAGTCACGAGGTCGTCCGCGATGATGACATCGAAGTGCCTACCTAGCAAAGCGGTCTCCATACCGACACAGGTGATCGTCCCCTCCTTCATACCCACAGCCGTCCGCCTGTTGACTATGATCTCGCCATCCGCCCACTTTGGAGCGCCGGACGAGTAGTCACCAAAGACCTCACGTAGCTCCTCGTTCTGTTCAAAGTGGCTCTTGACACCACGAAGGAAGGTCTTGGCCTGGTCGGCTGCATCGGACGTGAAGAGGATGCGGACGTTAGCGTCACACAAGATCTCAAGGATGGCGCGGGCAATGGTCAGGTAGGAGGTCTTGCGGGCGCCACGAAAGGCCAGGATCATCCCCTCCTCGTGCTGGTCCTGCCACTCCAACATCTCCTGGTGGAACCACATGGCGTGGTCACCATTCTCCCCGCGCAGGATGTACTCGCACAGGATGTCTATGCGCCGATGCTCAATAACAAGCTGGCGCAACATGTCGTTCCGGGCTGCCCTAGCCCGTTCGAAGGTGGAGACGGAGAACCCAGTGTGCGCGGCCTGGTGCTCAGCCGGGGCCATGACCCTATGCTGGACGTTGGTTTTCATTGCCAGACAGCCTCACCGAAGGAGGAGCTTGTGGAATCCCGCTTCAATGGGCCCTCCTCGGTCTTGTTCATCATACAACTCCCGCACCTTGGCACTCCGTATCACCGTCAAGGCTACCACGTACTGGAGGGACTTGGGTGCCATGTCCTTGCCCTCCACGAGGAGACGACAGAAGCCCGCCACGTCTTCCTCCGTGTCCAGCTCGAATATCTCGGTCCTCTCCATACCCGCATTGATACCAGATGCCAATCAGCCTTGCAACACATTCCGGGGGCAGTCCTCTTGCCAGACCAGCGCCCAGTGTGCTAGACCAAAGCATGCCTATTAGCACAGACGACAAGGTGAGCGTCCAGCTGCGCCTAGGGAAGGGGCTGGTGGACAGAATCAACAAAGCGGCGAGGAAGGCAGGCATCAGCCGGAACACCTGGATCGTGGAGGCGACAGGAAGGCGACTAGCTTACGCCCAGCACAATCGCTTCCGCACGTCGGCCACCGAGCTGATGGCGCAACGGGTAGCCGTCATGATCCGAGTCCCGCCACTGGCAGTGAACATGATAGACGAGGCGGCCGCAGAAGCGAAGGTTAACCGCACGGTATGGATCACAGACGCATGCCTGGCCGCAATCCAGAGGCTATCAAAATACTAGGGCCGGGGTCTCTCGCCTGATTCTGACCCATGTCCCCTGCCCCGATGGGTCGTCCTCGAACCAGACATCACCAGGACCAGGGGCATCGACCAGCTCCGCCTGTGACAGCTGTACCTGCTTGAGCCCCATACGGCTCATGAGCGCCCCAATGACGACAGCCGCACCCTTGAGTTGCTGAGCCTGGGTGTCCCAGTTCTGTTGGACTACTGACAGGCCCAACGGGAGGGACGGGCGGTACAGGCGCTTCAGGTACAACTGGCGCATCCGGCCCAACGTCTGGGCCAGGTCCTTGTGGCATTGCTCCAGGTGCTCCTCGTAGAACACGCAAGACACCAACTCAGGTTGGTCAGTGACAATGCTACAGGCGTACCCCGGCTCGTCCAACACCCTATCACTCGCTAAGGAGTCTATGACCCGCTGCTCCATAACCACCTGAGTCACACCGTCCAGCGGGTTGGGGGCGGTCACCTTCACTGCCACGGTCACTTGGAAGTTCTTTTCGTAGTGCATCTTATCCTCCTACTGCAACGCCGTTAACCGATCTACCCTGTAACAACTCTGCTCCTACCCCGACACCGTAGGCGAATGGGGTAGGCGCGACCGACGTACTCGGCTGACCGACAAGGACCGACAGGGTCACGTCCGACAGATCCATTATTGCCGCCACGACCTCCATGTTATCGGCCGTGGGTACAAGCTCCGTCGAGCCCGGCCAATGCGTGCACCTGTCCTTGACGAAGTAGGTGGAGCACATGGTAGGTCTGACGGGGTAGATGGAGCAACGGTCAGCTTGCAGGAAGACACAAGGCTCCTTTAACTCGAACCACTCCTCAGCCCCAGCTCCAGCTACCGCGCTCCACTCCTCCGTCGTTTTGGCTGCTATCAACTGGTCAAAACTGTCACGCCATATCCTGTTCTGCCTTTCCCCTTGCTCCATCGCCCTATCAATGTCGACCACCCTGTTATTGTCAATGAGGTACGCGGCCGCTATCACCCCCTCCATCGGATGGGACAGGGGCAGCTGGTAACAGCAGTAGCTCGATGGACAGTTGGTGCATGCCCTGGTCATGCCGTTACAGCGCGCGATCCACTTCTCCCACATGAGACGGCGGGCCCGCCTGTACCCAAAGAGGAGTCGGGTGATGTTCATCGTGGTCATTGGTTCTCCTCCTTGCAGTAGGCCCTAAGCTCCCCCACCGTGAAACGGAACCAATCACTACGCCACTGGCCTGGCCACTGTTTCATGACCTGCACATTGTCCGGCAAGCCCAGCACAGACTCCAGAACAGAGTAAGGCGTCACGGTAACCACCGTCCCCTTCACCTTGTACCGCTGTACCCTGAGCACCAGGTACTGGTGGTGCGGGTCGTCTCCGTCTTCTCCGCCATGCACACAGTAACGGAAGAACTTGTCCAGGCTGTCCCGCCTGGCATAAACCTCCACTTTCACTTTCTGCTCCATCCTGCTTCTCCTTTCTTCTGTCGTGTCACTTCACCACAAGCCGGGGCTTGTCCGGCAGCTGGTCAGGGTCGTCCACCATGACCTCAACCAACCCCTCCTTCACTGCCCTGATCTGCAACGCCTGAAGGTGCTGAACCACCATCTGGCCGTGCCCGTCAATGAACGCCTTGAGCGTGGCAGGCACGGCCTGCTGTGCGGACATGGACAACAGGGGCTTTGGCTCCACCTTGAGCTTGGCAAGCTCGACCAGCACCTGGTTGATAACCATCCACCGCGTGATCGTCCTACCGCCATGCCCATTCCGGACCGATAGCTCCAGCTTCACTTCCAGCTCCAGCTCTGACTTGACCGCCTCCATCTCCTTCTTCGCGCGGGTGACCGTCCTCTCCATGGCGGGCCTGGGGCCCATTCCCGAGAGGATGGCCTGGTGCATCCGTGCACGTAGCTCCTCGTCTGTTGGTCTCATGGCTCCTCCTAAGTCCTAGAGATAACCCAGCGGCCATCATGGTCTGGGATGAAACACAGGCCGCCCTTTTCATATCCAGCGTACTTGACCAGCCAGCCCCCGTAGACTCGGAGGCGGTCGCAACCGTTGTCGAGGCTCTGCCACTTCAGGGAGAACACCTCTCCCTCTATTCCACGATACGGATGTTGGACCCCGGTTCCTCCTGTAGGTACCTTGACGTTCTTTAGGTCTAGTGGATGACCTCCAAGCAGGCTATCCTCATCTACTTCCATTGTTCTCCGCCTTTCCCTCGGGAGGAAAACTTGACGCGAGCTTTTCCTCATCTGTCCATGGTGCCAACTCCCTGTCAACTACGGCTTGGATACGCCTGTGATGCTCCATCCTCACCTTCTCCATGCCCTCGGCGCTCATCTCCCACTCCCCGCACCACGGGTCATCATCATCCAGGTCGGGCCAGAAGGCCCTACTGCTATCCCCTAGCATAACCGGAGGGTGCCTACGGCACTCCTTGGTGACGTGATCGACCCTTTGGTCGAAGCGAACCTCGGTTGCACCCACCGTCTCGTGGTAGTACCTGCACTCCTTACAAGCATGCATCACTCTTCTCCACCTCCGCGTAGCTACCAACCTTGATGGTGTATGCGTTGACGCTTGCAAGGTGCGTCTTACCCAGTCCTTCCTTCCTCACCATCGTCTTCCTCATCATCAGTACCCCACTCTTCACCAGCCGGTACAGCATGTTCCTGGTGATGT